TAGTATTACCCGTGACCTCTGAGTCCGAGTCCTCTGAGTCCAAGGATTTATTCCGGGACGTGGGACTAAGGACGCCCCCTTAGTGTATTCCTGGTATAGATCTGTACTCAGATCCATCTAAAGCGCAGGTACAGCTTGTCTGTACAGCAGCTTGTCTTAAAAATTGCCTATAGGGGGGCTAGTCCCCCCTGACGGCCGCGAAGCGGCCGGAATTTTTCCCGGAGATATATTTCCTAATATGGACTTCCTAATAAGGAAAGTCCGCTCCGGGTTCACAGAAAGTTTCGGAAGAATATTCCGGGTCCCACCACAAAAAAATAAGCGTGAATGTACGCTCCTCCAGAAATATCTACTATCCAACCTCCACAAGCTGAACTATGTTATTATACTATGTTAAGCCAGTTGCCTGGTATGAAGACGTACGATATTTTGTTCGGCGATTTGGACACTGCCAATTTTTTCCCTCTACTGGATGGTATAACACAGGGCACAGGCCCTCATCAACGAGTGGGTACCTCGATATTACTGCATGGAATAGAGATGCGCTTCTTCACCAAATTACAAGACAATGAGCAAGATGTTGTTTCGTTTAATGCGAGGTTTATACTGGTTAGAAGCCTGGCAGGATCAAAACCACTGCGAGATGATGTACTAGAAGGGTTAGTAAGCAGCATGATTGCCCATTATAACTCTGACTTTGTTCCTGATTTGTACGAGCCGTTTTATGATGAATATATACCTGAGATGTATGTTCAGAATCCTGTCCTGCCTGTCCAAAGTTACAGAAACTTCTACAGGAGCTTCCCTGTCTCTTGGAGAGTTGTATATCCTAGAGATAATATGGATCCTCAGAAGATTGCAGGGAATGTTTATGCTCTTAACTTGTCGGACTTTTCCTCGTCTATACCTGCTATAAATGTAAGGTTTTACTATACGGATAGATAAAATAAAGTATTATCTTTATGTGTTGTGTGTGGTGCACCCGGAACAGACTGTACATATACCTTGGCGGGTGGGGGTTCGAACCCCGGGTCCGCCATTCACAACACATGTTTTTTAGAATATGCTCTACGGAGTTTACCTTTGTCCTGCTTTCAGCTAACTCCGATTGACCAACAGCCTGCAGTAGCGTGTTTCCGGCTTTCCGGGTGGGGATAAAAAGCATGTACGGAGTTCGGAAGGAAGTGTTCCGATCAGCGATGACCACAGCTCCCGCCCGCCGCCCAAACAGTACCCGTACTCGCACACGTGTTGGACAACGCTTAAGAAGATTCTGCTTTACTATTAATAACTACACGGAGGCCCTTTACGATGAGCTATTGGCCTTTGCCGTAACTACCTCGTGGTTCGTAGTCGGAAAAGAAGTAGGGGAGAACGGTACCCCTCATCTTCAGGGTGCTTGTATCCTGAATAATCAACTCTCTTTTAATTCCTTGAAGAAGATGGATTGTTTCGCTCGCGCTCACATTGAAACAATGAAGGGCTCTCCGCAAGATAACTTGGTCTACTGTACAAAAGAAGACACCAATGCCTACGTATACGGTACGTTGCCTGAGCCTGGTAAGCGTAATGATTTGCACGAAGCTGTAGAGAAGGTCAAAGAAGGGGCAACCCTACGTGACCTTGCTTTGGGGGATGGAGGGCCAGCAGTGGTAAAGTTTCATAAAGGTCTAACAGTACTTAGATCCCTCTGCTCCACCCCTAGAGCAGACCCCCCTACAGTGGTCTGGATTTATGGCCCGACCGGTGTTCACAAGACAAGGTGCGCACTGGAATTTGGAAAGATATTGGGAGCAGCAAGTGGAAGCAGCGAGGCTAACTCAGTCTGGATCTCTGGAGGAGGCTTTAGATGGTTCGATGGATATGATGGACAACCAGTCGCTATCTTCGATGATTTCAGAGCTAAGCAGCTCACAGGAGCAGGAGGATTCACTTTCCTCCTTCGCCTCCTGGATAGGTATCCTATCTCCGTGGAATTCAAGGGAGGCTTCGTTAATTGGACCCCCCGGATCATCTTTATTACAACCCCGCATGACGTTGCCACCACCTTTGCAAAACGAAGCCAACACATCCCCGAAGATATTGCGCAGCTCGATAGAAGAATCAATAAGGTTATCCACTTCCCCGAGGTGCCCTCTGACGCAGTCAAGCTCGAATTATTGGACGCACTCACCCTTTGTGCCGGCCTCCGCCCTGCTGGACCGCAGGTCCCAGCAACAATCCCAGGATGGAACGAGGACGTTGAGTTGTCTGGAACCGCCAGTGACGGAGAATGATAGGATGCTGTCATTCATGCAGGAATTTGATAGTTTGTTCGATTTGTAAATAAATTACATTCTGCTGATTGAATTTTGGGTTTAGCAAGTAGAAGAGGTGATTGTGGGGGGGTGTCGGGGGGGTGGAGGGCCTCGCCCGGAACCCCCTCCAGCTAACTCACCTGTGAAGCGGAGGGCCTCGCCCGGACCCCCCTCCAGCTAACTCACCTGTGAAGCGGGGTTTCCCGCTACGAAAACAGACCAATGGCTAATCCTCGAGGGGGACGCCCGGGGCCCCGGGCGGCAACCCCGAGCCGGCCGCAGGCCCCCAACTGCCGTCGGACAAGAACGATAAGCGATTACTCCCTTTTATGGCATAACACTTGCGATACATAAATTCATTTTATTCAATCATCAGTAAATTTCACTCTGCTATTCAGTGTGATGTTGCTCCCACCGGGTGTGCAAATAACAAGCACTCCGATGTTGTTACTTTTCACAGTATTCATAGTAGTTCCCACTCCGCTATAGTTGATAGGCAGAGCCCCCTTCCAAGAATACTTTCTATACTGAAGGCCATCCATAGTAAATGTGGTGTTTGTAGCACCCACGCCATAGGCTTTCATATTGAGAGGAAAGATCTTATCCTGGAGGATGACAAATCTCTCAACAGTATCCATGTTACGGAAGGAAGAAGTAGTCCCAGTAGTTAATATGTCATTAACAGCGGCTGCCAGTCCATTCGCTTGCTTGTCAACGAATATAATGAAGCGGAATAACGGCGTAACGATAGGTCCACTGATATTCGTATCTCCAGTGAAGTACATTCTGATGTTGATATTCCTGATTGTAATCTTGTTACCAATACGTTGAAAGAAATCTGTTCCTTGTCCCACTAGATTCAGGCTAGGGATTACAATGCCCCCATTGGCGAGGGCGTTATCGTTGAAGGAGAAGTCTAGGTACTTCTTTTCCACTCCATCCACTCCACGGCGACCATAGTTGCCGACAATGCGCGTGTATCCGGGCACTATCGCAGGGGGGATCATTCCTGTGGCCCTTGCCACGGCTTTACCCTTTCTACGCTTGTTTGCGGACTCGCGTTTCTTGGTGAACTCTGCTTGAGATAGGCTACGCTTTCGGTTCATTTTTGTTTTGGCGGAAATGTACCCGTGACCACAGCGGTAGCTTAGTGCTTGGCTTAAAGGGGGCTCAGGGGTCACGGT